TCTAAGAATGTAGAGTTTAGAGAAAACATAGAAAAGGTTAGATTGATTGGAAAGATGTTTCATCCTGAAGTTGTTCTATTTGAAACAAATACTTTCGCTAAATCTTTTACTCAAGAATTAAGAAATGTGAGCGACTTGAATGTTCACGACTTCAATACTACTCGAAAGAAAAAGGAAGAGATTATTTTGAGCCTCCAAATGAATTTTGAAAATCAAAAGATTAACTTGCCTTATGGTAACGAAGAAAGTAGAAGAGTCTCAATGACTTTACTTGAAGAATTATCAATGTTTGCTATCACTGAAAAAGGTAAGTTTGAGGGCATTGGGGCGCATGACGATATGGTGATGAGCCTTGCCTTGGCGAATGCGGCAACACATACAATGAGTGAAACATTCATACTCCTTGACGACTTAGGCATATTTGAACCGCCCACTACCAACAAGTACAAGCGGCATAGTAATGGAGTCATAGGTGTGAACTTTTGAGGTGGTTATGATGGTTACAGAACAAGATTTAATTGAATCAAAAGATGAAATTGAAGAATTAGAAGAGTTACAGGAAGAAAAGAAACCTGTTGTTCAAGCCCTTAGCGATGTCGGCATTGAACTAAATAAAGGCATTACTGATTATGTTATGTCGGATTATGAAGCAGTTAATACTCTATCTAAAAATCTAAACATTAATGCTAGTGAAGCAAGAAAACAACTTTCTTCTTTTCCTAATGAGTATGTTGTTGATGGAGAAAATATTCCAGATTTAGTAAGAAAGATGCGTAAAGCAAGAAGAAAACTAAAAGGAGAAGATAGAGTAAGAATGGCTAAAGCAATTGATACTGTTATTGATGGCTACTCCGACCATATCTCAAAGTGTATTGATTCTATTTACTGGTTAAGTCCATATAAAGAACCATTACTCAAAATGAGATTTAACGAAAAGGATTTGATGAAACTAAATAAAATGGGAGATGTTAAATCAAGAAGAAAAGTAGTAGATGCTTTGTGTAAGTTTTGGGAACATGACTTAAAGAAAGCAGATATGGTTTATGGTAAAGATTACTCTTCTCTCGAAAAGACTTGCCGTTTAGCAAAGAAAGATTTTAGAGCAGAAATTAAAAACATTTCCGACCAGTCTCTTGTTAAATCAAAGAAAGAAAGAGTACTTTCTTTCATAGAGAGTGAAATAAGAAAACAGCCCGGAATTGGAGCAAAACAACTCCATGATAAAATGCCTTCTGTATTACATAAGAACACTACTTCTAATATGATTTCTAAAATGGTTAAAAAATTAGATGTCGCTGTTGTTAATGGTGGATATTATAAAATGCCAAATGAAATCAAAAAGAACATTTGGGCTTATACTGCTGCATTTATTGACTCCGATGGATATATTACAATGGATAGAAACCATAACCCAAGAGTCGGTTTAATTGCTACCGGAGATAGGGGTCGTGCATTTATGGAAGAAATGCACAAATCAATTGGGTTTGGTAAATTACATTTAAATCAAAAATCACCGCAAGATACACGGCCTGTTCAAAGACTTAATTTTTATTCGCAAGACCATGTTACAGATTTATTAACAAAATGTTTGCCTCATTTTAGATTAAAGAAAGGTAATGCAGAGTTACTCCTTGAGTTAATAAGAATGAAAAAATCATATAAGAAACAAGACTGGTATAAAGGCCGCTGTGATGAAATATTCAAACTTATGAAGTGGGAAAATCACAAAGACCATGTAGGTTTTGATTGGCTTAAAGAAGGGATATATTTAGATGATATTGCTAAACTTCAAGGCAATAGTAAAATGTCCTTGATGGATTCGATGGAACAGATTGGTGGAGTGGAATAGATGGCATTTACTTATTGTACTCGTTGTTACACTCAATCACATAGAAAAGTCATACCTTTTGGCTTTTGTAAGGATTGTTGGGAAAAACAAGGCAAACCTTCAATAGTGAAAGTCGAAGAGTATATAGAGGATGGGAAACCTGCAAACAAGTAGGGGTGTAAGGGATGGCTGAAGAAAGAAGAAGATTTTCCTTTACTAACTTGTTTAGGCGTTCTACTCCTAAACCTGCTGATAGACAGATATACAATATGGGTATTCAAGAAAGGCAAAACAATTACATGATGACCGCACCAATCATTTATTCTATGGTGCAACAGTCAGTAATTGTAAGAACTTGTATTACTCAATTAAAACAAGAAGTTTACCGTAGAGGCTATGTTTGGGAAAAAGCATTCGAGGCTATCTGTAACAATTGTGGAAAAAAACACAAAAGACCTGTTCAACAGTGTTCTCGTTGTGAATCTACTGATTTGAGAATACCTGATGTTAAACAGTTGGAATTTGCTGAAAAGTTTTTGGAAGGATATGTTAATCCTTCGGAACAATTATTCATTGATGTATTGAAAGAATTGGAAGATGATTTGAATACTATGGATGATGCTTATATTGTTTTAGTTAAGGAGTATTTCTTAGACGGTAATGGTAAAATTAGAATGCACCGCATTAAAGAGATTTATCGAGGCGACCCAGTAACTATGTTTATTTATGCAGATGAGAACGGAGTAAAAGGAACAAAAGGATTTACTTGTATTAACCATAGAAATATGCTATCTACTGAACCTTATGCTACCTGTGAAGCCTGTGGTTCTAATATGAAACCAGTTCACTTTGTTAATAGAGCAAATGGCGAAGACCAATACTTCTTAGAAGGAGAAGTATTACACTTTAGTAAATACAGCCCAAGTCGTCTTTATGGGTTCTCTCCTGTTATTACTCTATATAATCACATTATGACTCTTATTGCTATGGAAAATTATGTTAATTCAGCATATACTAAGAGTAGAATGCCAAGAGGTCTTTTGGCTGTTCAAACTCGAAACATGGATTCGATGAGAGCCTTTTGGAGAGGTGTAAAAGAAAAGATGGAAGCCGACCCTCACTTTATTCCTGTTATGGGAATTGAAGCCGAAGGCGGTAAAGGTGCAGTTGAGTGGATTAAGTTTATGGACTCTCTTAAAGAAATGGATTACATTTCAGTTAAAGACGACTTAAGAGATAGAATATCAGCATTCTATGGAGTAAGTAAAGTATTCATGGCTGACAATACTACCAGTGGTGGATTAAATAATGAAGGTATGCAAATACTTGTTACAAATCGTGCAGTTCAAATGGCACAAAATGTTTATAATAATTATGTTTTCCCTTACTTAACAAAGCAATTTGGTATTACAGATTGGGAATTAAAACTTCCTCCATCGGAAGAAGAAGATGAAATTGCGGGTCTTCGTAAAAGAGAGATAGAAGTTAATATTGCTGCTTCAATTAAAAATCTAGGATTTGAAGTTGATATGGATGAAGACGGACAATTTACTTTTAAGAAGCCCGAACCGGAACAACCGGAACAACCGGCTGAAGGTGAAGAATCACAACAAGACCCTTATGCCGGAACAAACATAGATGCTTCACAAATGGGACAAATGCAAGAACAACAGTTACAAGGCGGTAATTCTAAACCCCAAGAAAACCCACCTGCCACAAGGAATAAAGCGAGGAACGAAGTAGGGCCGGATAAGCGCATGACTGGATTACCTGCCGAAGCAGGAAATCAAAATGTTGATTCAAGAACAGAACGAAGAGTTGGTTAATATGACAGAAGATTTAAAGCAAAAAGAAATACGATTGAAGAAAGAATTGGCTAAGGTTAAGTCTCAAAACTCAGCCGATGGAAGAACACTTAGAAAGAACCGAGATTTTTCAGTTGGTGGATTACCTCCTGATACTTCACATAAAAGCATGAGAACCTCTAATGATGTTCCCGATGTTATTTTACCACCTTCAAAGCGTCGTGGAAAAAAAGAGAACATTCCTTTTTGAGTTGATTTAATATGGTCTTCCTCAAGGCGCAAATAGCAGGTCGTATGAACGACCCCGAATTTTTAATTAAGTGTCTTATTGAGTATATTGAAAGTGATATTAGAAAAGAATATGCAACATCTTCTAAAACAGACCAAGCCGAATTAGACAGGTATTTAAAGGAAGTTAAAAAGAACAAAAAAATTATAGCGCAAAGAAAGAAAAATAACAAACCTTATAAGAGTTTTGAACTTAAAGTAAGGGAATCTATGGCAAAAATCAAACAATATAAGAAGGAAGAAGAAACAAGACAGGATTCTAATTATAAGGAACAATTTCGTCAAAGTCGAAAAGAAATGGATTCTAGACTTAGTGATTTTAGCCGAGATAAAAATACTAAAAGTATTGATATTACCGGAGAAGAAGTCTTTCTTACCTTGAATAATAAAACTGCACTAAGAGAACTTAAAACTATTTTAAACAAACCTGAGACAAAAAAATACTTAAGTAGATTAAAACAAGTGGCTGTAAAGTTTCCTTATGATGGCTTACCAATGAAAGGTGGTAAGGTAGATAAAAATAGCACAGAATACAAAAAGAAATTAACAGATTTTTTGAAAACTTCTGGTAGAAATACTAGACAAAAGGGCGGTGCTGGTGCTAAGGGAATGGGCGCAACTAGAGAAGTTAATACTTATTTACTAGAGGCACTTAATAAATTAAAGGATGACAGCAAAGATGTTAAGGTTAAGAGAAATGCAACTAACATTATTAGATTAATTAATAATAGAAATGAAGAAATGATGGAACAAACTAAAGAAGCAGAAAGGGCAAGGAATAAATTATACGGCTCAACTGACGATAGTAGTAAAGTTAATAGAGTTACTAAGGCTTTCTGGTCTAAATTACAAAAAGAGTTTAAAGATAATGTTTCTCTTATAAGACTTCCATTAAAAGGAAATGAAGAACATAATGCAAAGGTTCTTAGTGGACTACTTTCATACGGTGGAGATTTCATTGTTGCCATTTTAAGTTTAGTAGGTGAAAAGAGAAAAGTTGGTGGAGTTACTCCAAAGACTTTAGGAATACCAGAAAGTATGGTTCTTATGGAGAAACCAACTAAAGAAAAACAACCGAGGGGAACAACTCCAACTAGAACAACTCCCGAATGGATGAGATTTAGAAATGAAAAAGATACTAAGGTTCAGGTATTAGACCGAGGCTCAACTCTCGACCCCAAATATGTAAAACCAAATTATGCTAGTATAAAAGACATAAAAGACAAAAAAAGGGAAGAAGAAGCAAGGGAAGAAGAAAAATCAGAACTTAAAAAAGCGAGTGAATACATTAGGACTCTTAGAATGATTGACATTTCAAAAGGTAAAGGAGATTATAAAATCATAATTAGAAATCAACCTTATAGTTCACAATCTGAAGGCTATTCCGAAATTCTTAGTAGTGCTAATTCTATATCTAGAACATTCAGATTGAAAAAATTCAAAGATGTTGATTTATTAGATGTTATTAAACAGTTTGCTGAAAGGGGAGATGGTATTACTCCAAGAGCAAAATTAAAATCAGATAAAAAAGAAATTCAAAGTTACATGGCTAATAGAAGAAAGGAAATTATGCAGGGTCTTAAACTTAAAAAGAGAGTTAAGAAGATTCCAAAGGTTTTACTTAAAGAGTATGATGAATTAATTGAAGAGATTGTGGAGGATTTAGAAAAGTATTATGCTTTCACTATGGACACTAAACCATCTAAAAGACTAAATCTAAATAACATGTTTCAAACAGTTATCGGCAAGAATGTGGATTTTACAGTGTTTGGTAAGTCTCATGGTAAATTGTTACAAGAAGCAATTGATTCTGCTTGGGCGGCAGATGAAAAAAGAATGATTGCTATTACAGAAGAAGAACTAAAGGAGTATTCTGAAAATAAAGAAATGCTATCTGAAACAAATAAGTTATTAGATAAAATAGTAGGTGGTTTCGGGAAAAATAAAGAATATGTTACTGAGTTTGAAAGAATCTCAGAATTTATTTATGAAATGAATATTATGAAGAAAAAATATCAATCTGCTAAACAAAAAATTAAACAAGTAATACCAGAAAGTTTTGAACCATACAAAGGGGATAAAACTGTTCCTATATCTCTTAGACCACCACAAAAAAGAAAAGACTTTATGGGGGGTAGAAAAACTGACCGTTCAGGTAGAGTGATTTCAAATGAACCTATACGGCCATATGGCGGTCTTATAAAAAGAGTCAAAAAGGCTTTACTTGCTAAACGAGATTTAGAAAATGCGGTAATAGAATTGTTACAGAAATTTAAAGAAGAAGAAATGTTAAGTAAATATAATATTAGAACGGAAAAAAATAAAGACTATAATGAGTTTATTAAAGAAATAGACTTAGATTTTGAATCGTTAGGAGAAGAATTTATTGGCAGAATGAGGGAATTTGAGTTTGATGTATTGTTTGACGCATTTGATGACAATAAAGTTATCGCTGTTGAGGATTTATATGCCGATATTAAAGCCCTTGAAACTAAAGGTAGAAGACTATATGCGAAGAGTAAACAAATAGAAGAATTCCTAAAAACTGCTACTCAAGAAAGAGAAGAAGTTTCTTTGCTACAACAATTCTTTGAGATTAAAAGAGCAAAAATGACAGGCGAAAAAATTAAAGAAAAGCCAAAGATGCTAGATGTTTTGACTCAAAGTTTTAGAGCCAATCCTATTTTTGATGATGAAGGGAAAAAAATATCTTCAATTGCTGATATTGCTAAGTATTTGGAAAAGAAATATGAAAAAGTAATAGACTTAGATGATGATGACTTAGAAGACTTTATTACTTCTTGGAAAGAGCATTCAAAAGAAGAAGGGAAGAGACTAAAAGATTTGAATGAAAAAATAAAGGGTTGAACACAATGACATGGGATTTTTACGAAGAAGGAAAAGAAATTATTCTCAAAGAGGATAAGAAAGACACGCCAAAAAAACTGCTTGACGGATTAGATGCTAAACAAAGAAAGCGTCTTAAAAAGGTTCTACAATCGGCACAACCGACAGAATTTTTCGGAAAGGACTTTACTCAAATGGGTGAGTTAATTGATGTTCTTAAGGACTTAGACCTAGTTAAGTCCGATAATAAACTCAAGAAAAAAATGAAGTCAATGGATGATAGGAACATTGACATAGTGGCTTCCGCTACTGAACTTCGTAAGGACTACGAGTTGCTGTATCGGCAATTAAGAGATTTAGTTTATCCAAAGAAAAAAGGTGATGAAAAATGACAGAACAAAATGAAGAGTTATTAGCCATTCTTAAGGCTTTAACAGAAAAGATTGAAAATCTAGAAAAAACAGTATATCATCAGGATAATCTATTGATGAAGTCCGGTTTAGTTGTTTCTCAAAGTCCAAGCCCAAACATGAATAATGGTAGCGGTATTTCTTCTCCTATGGGAGATGTTGGAAGTATGGACTGGTCTGACATTCATAAAATGGTCGAAAAGGTAGGTGGACAATAATGCCGGAAAAAGTAACAAGAGAAGAAAAAATAATCGAATTAGCAATTCTTAAAGCAAGAGAAACATTAGAAGCACTACGAGATGGTGAAGACACTAAGCCTATTATTGAAAAGGTTAAACGACCAAAGGCTAAAGCATCTAAGCATGGTATTAAGCAAGACAAGGTTCATGCTAATGCCGGTGGAGAAGAGTTTACAAGTGGTAAAATTAAGAAAGGAAAGACAGAATCGGTAAAATCTATTCGTATGGCAAGAGCATTCGTTCTTCAAAAAGATAGAGAAATTGAAAAACAACTCGCTAAGGGCGTTTTAAACGAAGAAGAAACAAAAGAACTAAAACAAACACAACTTCAAGTAAAGGTTGCTTATAGAGAATTAACCAAACAAATGAATATGCTTGCTAAAAGCAAAGGTGGATTTGGTGACTTTAAGAAAGATGATAGAGATGTCGAATTTACAGAAGAGCAGCAACAAATGGCAAATGAAACTTTTACTGCATTAGAAGCCACTATGAAGAAAATTACTTCAGAGTATTTAACTTCTCCTTTGAGCAAACAAGGTAAAATGGAAAGCGATATGAAAGAAATAGTGGATGATTTAAAAGAATTAACCATGTATTTCGGTAGAAGTTCATAGGTGAAATAAATGGCTTATCTTCTTGAAAAGGATAAGTCCACATCGGATGAAATTGTTCGCTTATTTGAAAAAGTAAGAGTGGCTTATCTATCTGCTCGCACAGACCCTAAAGAATACGGGGCAAAGTGGCGTAGTGCAATAGATGGTATTACAGAAGCCTATGAAAACAATAATCAACTTTCAAATGAGTTAAAGAACTTTATTGAGATTTCTGATTTAGAAGCAGACGATGTTAAAGACCCACAATCACAAAATGCTGAAAAGGTATTTGAAGGAATAAAGAAACTTCGCTATTCTTCCGAATCCATAGATGACCCTTTCGCTAAAAGATTCAAAGGTGAAGTCTTAGAAGCATTGTTATCTTCAACGGGTAACATGGTTAAATTCGTTCACTATGCTATTAGAGAAGACAGTAAAGCACTATCTCCAGACATTTACGCTGTTAAAGACATCGAACCCGACGATATTACGGAGGGTCTTAAGGGTCTTGACCTAGAATCGGATGACATAGACCTGTATATTATAGAACATTATGGGGATGGAAAAGACTCAAACAAAGTCAAATCTAAAGTGAAGGCAGCGATGAATCTATTAGAGTTAATATTCTTATCTAAGAATGATAAGGGTGAATGGAGTGAATTAGAAGAAATTGAGGGCTTGCCTGTTAAGAAAGCCGAAGAAAAGAAATCTAGTGAAGAGAAATCTCAGTCTGATTTTATCGTTCCTAATAAACCAATGTATCGTATTTTTGAAATAGATGATATTAAAGAACTTAAAGGTTTTAGTGGCGAATATTATGTTCAAGAAAAATATGACGGGCTTCGTATTCAAATGCAAAAAATAGATAAGAAGGTTAAAGTGTTCTCTTTTGATGGTAAAGACATTACTTCTAAGTGTAAAAAACAAGTAGAAGAATTAGAAAAGAAACACTTCGGTGATTGTATTTTAGATGGTTCTTTGTTATTGTTTAAGGGGGATGAAGCACTTGATAGAGCAGAAACTATTTCTCATGTTTTTAATGATAAAAATCCAGACGGTAGATTGAGAATGCACATGTTTGATTTACTAAGACATAATGAAAAATCGCTACTAGAAGATACTTTAACTCAGCGAATGCAATTAATGTTTAATAATTACTCTATTCATTCAAGTGAAGATTTAACTTTCCCTTCTAAGAAAGATACTCGTTTAGCAGATTCTATTAAAGATATTGAAGAATACTCTAGGGCAATAATGGAAATGCCGACAGCAGAGGGAGTGGTCATTAAAGACTCTACATCTACTTACTATGTTGGGACTAAGAAAAACCCTAAATGGATTAAATGGAAGAGTTTTGTTGATTTAGATTTGATTGTTCTTGATAAGAAATCATCTGGTGGTAATTACGCTTATTCTTTGGGTGCAGGGCCAACAGAAGGAGAAGGAAAACACTATCAAGAAATAGAAGGTAAAACCTATATGCTTGTTGGTAAGGCTCTTAACACTAAAATCAGTGCTGACTTAGGAAGCATAGTGAGAGTAAAAATAGACCATGTTAAGAAGAAGGGCGACATATACAGCGTTCACTCCGCTAAGGTTATAGAATTACCCGAAGCAAGACACCCCGACAAATTGATTACTCTTGAGATGCTATCCAATGACGGAGAAAAATCATTAAATTATAATGTTGAAGCCCTTAAAAAAGGGATTACAATAACCGACCATATTCACGGAGAAGCCTCTATTCTAATTAAAGGAGACATGGATGGGTTTACTATCTATGGTTTCGAGGAAGACAATTTGATGGCTAAAAACGCTTTAGTAGATTTGGATTTATGGAAACACCAAGCGGAAGAAATTATGAAAACCAAGCAATCTCGTTTAACAGTGGCAGGTTTTCAGTTTATGAAAACGAAAGGCCCACAAACTATCAAAGCACTACATAACTTCTTAGTTAAGAACCACAAGGATTTATACGAAGATATTCTAGAAAGTAAATTAGATAAACTTAAAGACTGGATGAAGCAAAGAGATGGCATTTCATATGATGAAAAGACCAATAAACTTTATTCGGAAGATGATAAAATACTACAAGAAGAAAATATTCTTAAGGAATATAAAACCCCAAAGGAATACAGAGATGGTAAGTTTAAGTTATATCTTAGAGATGATGATAATTTAAACTTAGTTATTAAACTTAAAGACGAAACATTGAATTGGCTTATTGATTTAGAAGATGATGGCGATATATTTGAGTTGTTTGGTAAAGCCGGAAAATTCCCTGCTATGATTGCTAATAACATTTCTAAGAGAAAACTTCTAGATGAAGGTAGCATAAGATTAGGAATACAAAAGCATGGTTATCACGAATATTTCTTAGAAGGGAATAAGTTTGAAACTAAGTTTAATATTAGAAGGCTTAAAGTAGATAACAAGGAAATGTGGCTAGCATGGTCGGGATATAAACAAACTCCTGCTGATGATGAATCGGATGGGGGAGTGTGGAATATCTATGAGGATAGGTATAAAGAATTGACCCTCCCTACTAAATAGAGCCGTGTCTATTATATACTCAAAGACAATAGGAAGGTTTGAGCAACATGAGTATAAGCGTCATGGCTACAAGGAATGATGAGTTCAACATTCTCAAAAGCAACGACGATTTAATGATTGGTGGATATGCGAGCATTGAAATTGTAGATAAACAAAACGATTTGATTACATTAAAAGCATTACAAGAATCAGTTAAAAAATTCATGGGAGATTCAAAGTTTAGAAATGTAATGACTAATCATTCAAATGTTCAAGTTGGAGAAGTCGTAGATTCATATAGAGATAAAACTGGAAAATTATGGAAATCCGAAGTAGATGATGTGGGATTCTTTGTAGTGATTAAACTAAGAGATGACATTGAAAAAGCAAAGGAAGTAGGAAGAAACATTCGCAAAGGGTCATTAAGGTCATTTAGTATTGGTGGACAAGCATTACAAAAAGTAAAGAAAAGCCACAATGAATTAGGGGAATATAACGAAATAAGTAAGTTAGAACTCCATGAAGTAACAATATGTGAAAAAGGCATAAATCCCGAAGCGAAATTCGATATTTTAAAACAAGATATAGGAAGTGAAAAAATGAGTGAAAAACTAGAAAAGGCACTGAGCGAATTGGACACCCTTTTGGAAGAAGTTAATATGCTTCGCAAAGAGGAAGAAGAGGATGAAAACATGATGGAAAGGGCTTCTATGTCAGAAACCGCAGAAATGGCTGATGAAGAAGACATGGATATGGATGATGAAAAGATGGAAGAACAAGAAGAAAATGCAGAATACTCTTCTTATGAAGAAGCAGACAAAGCATACCTTCGTACTCTTGATGGCGCAGGAAACCAAATTGGTGAACCTGCTGACCGAATCGTAATTAACAATGGTAAGCCGACTTCTTCGGATATGCCTGTTGTTAAAGCATTCAGTAACAATGAATTTGATTCTCTTGATTTGAGTAATTCAAACATTGAAAAGGCTTACGCCGCTTTCCGTGAAGAACAACTCGAAGCACTTGCTTACGACAATCTACGAAAGTCTTTTGAAACACGATTTAACTCCGAAAGAGCAAACCGTGAAAACATTCTCGCAAAGTCTCAATATGACGCTGCAAGTGAAATTTCTTCTCTAAAGGAAGAATTTACGCAATTGCGAAAGTCTTTGACCGCTGAGAAGGATTCAATCATTAAGGCTCAAAAAGAAGCAACAGTTACACTCCCATCATTAGAAGACATTTCAGAAATGGAGTGGTCGGATATTCATAAGATGGTGAACAACATTTGAAGGTGATTTAAAATGACAGGATATATTAACACAATTAGAGACTTAGAAGCGCAAACATACGGAATTAACAATCTACCTGCCGGTAATGCTTTATTGAAGCAAGCCGGTATGGTTGGTGGTATTCACACAGGACACGATGGTTCTCCATCATTGTCCGGTAGTGGAGTTTCCGATGTTTCAGCATTATACAACATCGTTTACGGACAAAAGGTTTGGTCTATGCTAAACCGAGAAGTCAATGCACTTTCAATGATTGCAAAGCGACCTTATTCTTCAAGTGGTTGGAGAGTATTAAAGAGCCGACCTGCGGGTGGAAGTGGAAATCTATTTACCGTTGATGCAAGCGGAACAGAGAACCTTGCTGAATTAG